TCTTCGTGCTTATGACTTTGTTTCGCAAGAAATCAGAGCATCCGAAGATCCAGAGTTCGAGACGTTCTACACGAAAAACATTCTCTTGAATGAAGGTCTACGTGCTTGGATGGCACCTGTTGACCAACCACACGAACAGTTTGTATTCCCAGAAGAAGTTCTTCCACGCGGTAACGCACTGTGAACCCCTGGTTCGTTCTTATATACTTCATTTGTTTTGCTTTAATTGCAGGTGCTGCATTTGCGATGATGTGGTCTAATATTCAATCTATTAACACAGAGATGAATAAACCAAAACCACGTCATCCTGAGGCACCTGCTCCTGGTGAAGAAGTGATGTATGTGGATATGACCAGAGAAAGGTTAGAAGACCTTTACAAAGAAGACAATTCTTGAACTATCTACCGTCTCTTCACAGGGACGGTTTTTTTATTGTATAATAATCTTATCTACATCAGACCCATGAGTTCCAGTGATCGTCTCCGTGAGACACATAAAAAAATTGGTGGAGGTAAAGCAATCTTCAATGATGATGCAAAGAATCTTGAGGGTAAACTATCCGATACGGTTCAAGAAGTAATCAACTATCTTCAGGGTATCTTTCCTGGAGTCAAGTTTAGTTGGGTTAAGAAACTTGAGAAGAGAAAAATTGCGGAGAATATTGGTAAACCTCATTGGAAACCATGCTCTAAGAATCCATACATTCTTCCTGATGGTGGTATTGTGTATGCAGAAATCTTTGGTAAGGTTTATCCAATTCTAATTTCAGAAGCAAAGAAGCAAGGAACTAATGATAAACTTTTAGAAGAAGGAAAGAAGAAGCAGGCTAAAGGTAATGCTATTGAACGTGCAGTGAAGAATCATTCAGAGATTAGTTTATATTGTCGCCCATATGATTACTATCCTTATGTTGTTTTTGCTTCGGGGTGTGACTTTGAATCTTCATCATCTATCAATGATCGTTTGGATTCTATGACTGATTATGAGCCCAGAAATCAAGAGTATATATTTCATGAAGATAAACTTGCTACTATTTGGATTCGTGAGAAGCAGTGGACAAATCAAGAGATTTATGATAAACTGAAGGATACCGCAGAGAAGATTGTTTATCATATCATTTCCTATGAGCAGTAAAAAAGGCAAAAACTTTAGCACTAATAATGCTACTGGGAAGAGAAGAAAATCAGATTTTTATGAGACACCTTACAGCATTACAAGAAAGTTCTTGAGTGTTGAAGAGTTTGATTATGATTTGACTATCTGTGAACCTGCTTGTGGTGCTGGTGCGATTGTAAAAGTTCTCAAAGAGAATACTGATAATGTTATTGCTTATGATATTGAGAAAAACTTTTTATCAGAGACAGAACAATATGATTATATTATTACCAACCCACCTTTTTCTATTGCTCAAGAGTTTATATTAAAAGCAAAGCAAGTTGCAAAGAAAAAGTTTGCTTTTCTTCTTCCACTCTCATACCTTCATGGTAAGAAAAGATATGATGAAATCTATTGTGATAGGGAGTATCCTCTTAAAAAAGTATATGTCTACACAAGATATCCTATGCTTGGAGAACCATTGAGAGATGATGGAAAATATAATACTGGAATGATGGTTTATGCTTGGTTTGTATTTGAAAAAGATTGTGGAGGTTCTCCTGTGATTGATTGGATAGATAATAATGAAGATGTTCTATCCAAAAAAGATAAACAAATTGGTGAAGGTAAACTTATTTTTGATTGAGCGACTTTACAAAGAAGATAAAAATTGATATACTAAGAGGGTTAATCGCCCTCTTTTTTTATGATTGGAAAACTGGATGTGGATGAAGACGTTATGGATGATTCTCTAATTGCAAAAAGAAAAGCAGCGGCAGTTATGAAGACAGTCTCTAGCAAACTGTCCGATACAATTGCAGCACTGGGTTGGGATTGTTATGATGATGTTGATGTAGAAATTGGGGGCACGTCAGTCTATGAGATTGATGGTGCTGGTACTAAGTGGGCACCTGTAAAGGGCACTCGTAAGTACAACAAAGATGCATTCATTATTATCAAGAACCGAGACCGTAACCCTACCGTTTCCTCAGAACCATTTGGTGAAGGAGAGTTCAAACCTGCTCATCCACTTATTGAAAAATGAAAGGGTTCTATTCAGTGTTCAATCCCAGAGGTGAAAAAATTGCCGACTGTGGTATCGAAAGAGATGCAGTCAATCTTATTGGTATGAGAAATCGTCGATGGGATGGACACTATTATCAATTTACCCCTCTTCCTGGAGACATTATTGATGTTTCCAACAAACAGATCACCACAAAAGAGGTTGAATATATTGAAGTTGGTGGACAAACCATTTCTATACAACAACTACCTCCTAAATAAATTTTAAAAGATTTCATTATGGTATTTACAGTATATTCAAAAGACGGTTGTCCTTATTGTACAAAAGTTCAACAGGTATTAAAATTAGCAAAGTTAGAACACGTTGTGTATAAACTTGGAGATGACTTTGACGTAATTGAATTTTATGATAAGTTTGGTCAAGGTTCTACATTTCCTCAAGTGATTGTAGATGATAAATCTATCGGTGGATGTATGGAAACAGTCAAATATTTAAGGGAGCAAAAACTGGTCTAATGGATAGTAACTTTCACGAAGTCTATAACGATGTAGAGAAAGCAATTGATTATGCTTTTGAGGGAAAGTTTGTTCTCAAATTTTACGATTATCTAAAAATTCGTAAAACAAAGAGAGACGAAATCAATCAGTTCATTGAAAGTTCCACTGCCACTGAAATCAGTAATCTTGTTATTGATCTTGAAGAATATCTTGAAGGTGGTAATGACAGTGTTCACAAACAATTGCGTGAAGGTTATGGACACATTCCAAAACCACAAGCAAGAAAAATTAAAAATTACTTGTGTGGTATTTTAGAAGACGCTGGGAGATACAGCAATGACAAACGACCAGGAAGAAAAAGAAAGCAAACTAAATAAATCAAGAACCGAGATCAATCGGGGCATTGAATTATTACTTCGTAAAAGGAGGACGAAACCAGAACCACCAAAAACTTTTCAGATAAAGTTTGGTAAAATGGTCTCCTTCTTCCGCAGAGAGATTGTTTTACACCTGAATTTTTATCTGGACATCAGGAAAAAATAGTCTCTGGAGGACAGGAAGATGTTAGCAGTAACACTTACCATTAGTACACTCGTTTCAATAATGTTCTTTTTTGTTGGCGGTGTGGTAGGATGGTTGGCAAAGGAACATTTTTATACTTCAAACGTTGCGTTTATTCATCCAGAGATGTTTGATGAAAATGGAAATGTTCTCCCCGATGAAATTTTAGCAGTAAGATTTGAAAACGATTATGACTACGACGAAGACGAAGACGACAACTAGAAAAAAAGCAGGACCTAAAAAGGAAGTTCAACTTCCACCTAATCCTTTTATTCATGAAGTTCTTGAACTTGCATCAAAGCAACGTTCAAAAGCAAAGAAGGTTGAAATTCTGAAGCAGTATGAAGACCCTTCTATCAAGGCAATCTTCATTTGGAACTTTGATCCCTCTGTGATTTCTGCAGTTCCTGAAGGTCCTGTTCCTTATAAAGAGAATGAAGTTCCTGTTGGAACTGATCATACATCTCTTCGTAGAGAGTATAAGAACCTCTATCACTTCATCAAAGGTGGTAATGATGGTCTTTCTTCTTTGCGTAGAGAGACTATGTTTATTCAACTTCTTGAGGGACTTCATCCTAATGAAGCAGAAATTATTTGTCTTGTAAAGGATAAGCAACTTCAATCCAAATATAATATTAAGGAGGATGTTGTGAAGGAAGCATATCCTGATATTTTGTGGGGAGATCGTTCTTGATGGCAAAAGGTTTAAAGGTAATCAACGCCGATTGCGATCCCACTCTTTCTGAAGATAAATCGCTACCAAGTAACGCATATCTTGTTGAATATATTCAAGATGATGTTACTCATTTTGATATTGTAACTTGTCAAAAAATGGTAGAAATTTTCGACGAATACTACGATAAGTATAAAAAAGATCTTATTAACATTACCCAAACAGAGGGAAGAATTAATCCTAAACTTTGGGGTTACAGTAGTCCCGATAAGAAAAAGAAATGAAGGATGATGAATTGAGAGAGCAGATTAACGCTCTCATTCGTACCGAAATTCAAGATGTCATCAATGATTATGTTGATGAAACTGAGAACCAAGTATTCCGCATGGAACAATCTGGTCTCGGATTTGTTGAATCTGAAGATGACAAAGAATTAAAAGTGAATATTTCAAATAAAGAAGTGGACCTTCTTATTAAAAAATATAAGAAAATGAAAAAAAGCGAGCGTTCAAACTTAAGTCACATTAAGAAACTCGACGCTTGACAAGTGTTTTAAATAGTACTATGATCTCAACATGTAATTTTTAATCATGTATAAACCATACTCACCAGAGTGGCACAGATATAGATATCTGAAAGAAGCCATTGATAAGTACATTGATGACTATGTTGAGAACGATATCATCATGAAAGATATCGTTACTATTATTGGTGAACGTCAGGAAACGGCGCACAAAGAGTATCTTAAATTAGAAGATTTAGAACTTAGAATCCGAGAGTAACTTATGCTTTCTACCGCCTACAGACTCCGATTGGAGTCCATTTGCCGTTGCATCGCAAACAAAGAAGAAGTTCCTCTAGAAGATATGATCTGGGCAGAAAAACTTGCCAAGGCACATACTCTCGCGAGAGACTGGTTACAAAAAGCACGTCGTCAAGCATCACAGGATATCCAAGAGGGTAGCACTGATGATTTTCTGAATAGGATGGGGTTAGGAGACCCCGACCCATCCAATCATAAAACGGGGTTTGAAAGTGCTGATGAAATTGTAGATTGGTTTAATAGAGACAAACCTGACGACTGGAGGCAGCGTGACTAAATTTTTAATGTTCACAAAAGAATCTTGCGGACCATGTGGTCTTGTAAAAAGATACATTACTGCTCTCAAAGATTCTCGCGAGAGTGTTATTGAAGAAGTCTATCTTGAAGATGTAAGTGATGTTCCTATTCCCGAAGAGAATCTTGCACTTGCCAAGAAGTATGGTGTGACTGCTACTCCTGTTCTTGTCATTACTGACGATAATGGAGAACTTTTAGAAACTTACATTGGTGGTCTACCCATCACGCAAAATATTCGTAAAGTATGGGACAAATATAATGTTTGAGAAGATTACTCCAGAAACATACGAAAAGATGAACGAAGAGTTTGAAGAAGAAGGTCTTGCCTTCCGAATTATTGTTCCTACTCAAGAAGAGATTGATGACTGGCGACAACGTAACTAAACTGAATATCACCAAAAACCTGGTAGAAAAGATTGCCGAACTTCTAAATGCAGAAGTTCACTATTCTTTTTTGCTTGACCATACAGGTGAGGAGAAAAGAAAAATTTCAATTATATACAAAGACAAATGAAACAAGCACTTGTATATTCAAACGGAAGTCAAGAATCTGAAAGGGCAAAAATGGTTCTTGAAGCATGTGGTCAGGAAGTAAGAGAGTTTTTACTTGGTGTTGACTTTAGTGATAAACAGTTTCGTGCCGAGTTTGGTAGTGAAGCAGAGTATCCTCAAGTTGCTATTGGTCTTAACCATCGTGGAACACTGAAAGAAACTCTCAAGTTTATGAGTGACAATGGTATGTTCCTTTAAAAAATATTAAATTGTATCATAAACTACAAAACCACTTGACTATATAATTCATAAGGTCTATAGTAGACCTACGTTCATCCAATGGTATCTTTACTGTTGGCTTTCACCTTAGCCCATCACGATGCGTCACCTTATGGGTGGCATATGTCTTGTGAAAGGTTTTTACAACTAAGAGTTGAGACATCGATGCGAGACGACATTGACCAACGGTCAAAGTGGAATCTCATCCAGTATTTCAAATCTAAAGTTGGTGGTGAGTGCAACGGTACATTTACTTAGGACGCAAGTAAGTCGCGGAACGGAGCGTTCATCCCATGATTGATCTATTACTTTATTCGGGTATCGCCTGTGCAGATGCTGATGCTATTGTTCTTCGGATCAAACAGCATGAGACTCTGAAAACAGAGTGGAAACTCGAACTGGTAGAGACCATTAAGGATTCCACACCAGAATGTCCATGGGACGCAAACGACTGAAGGAACGGGGCAAAAATCCCTAGTATTTCAGGAGTAAACTTATGAACACCCTTCAACTTATCAAGAAGCAGATCAACAAAGCATCTGCTGTTCACGATGCACAGATCACTCACACCGCATATCGTGGTGTAAAGTGTGAAGTTCATAAAGCAGATAAGGAGTCTCATGGCACCTTCTGCTATCGTGGTCGCACCTACGTTAAGTGAAGTCATGGAAGCACTACAAATCGCAGGGTTAATTACCCTTGGTTGTGTTGCAGGCATGTCGCTACTATACGGAGAAATAATTCTCCTCAGCAAATGAACGAGAGGGTTGCAAAACCCTCTTTTTTTGTGTATAATTACTTCTGTGTGCGTCTATTATATGGACAAAGAGAAACTAAAACTAATCGTAAGAAATTTAGAGTCACTTGTTGAGTGTCTTAAAAGCGAGGTGTATTCAGACACAGAATCATATCTAGAGTATGATAAGATTGCACCACTTATCTCTGACTATGATGAAGTATTTTCCGATGATGATGGGTATCCAGACTAATGTATGAAGAACTAAACTGCTTTGAAGAAGCACTAAAACATTTTGGCACAAGAGTCGAGGTTATCTGCGCTATGGAACTTGGTGGCAGAATCAATCCTGAGGATGCCTATCAGATGATTAAGGAAGAAATGAAAGAAGTCAAAAAGTGTCGTAAGAAATTTATTAAACAAGGGGAATGTGAATGATTAATAGTGCTAAACTTATTTCTGTGACGCCTGATGCAGAAAAGCATATGGCATATTGTGCAAGAGTGAGCAATCCAAATAACCAGGACAATGAAAAGTATGATGGGTTGTTGAAGTATTGCATCAAGCATCAGCACTGGTCTATTTTCGAGCAAGCATTTATGACTCTGGAAATTAATACTACCAGGGGCATAGCAGCTCAAGTGCTCCGGCATCGTTCGTTCACATATCAAGAATTTTCGCAACGCTATGCAGATTCATCTCTGCTGGGTTTCGATAAGATTCCTTTGCCTAAACTGCGTCGTCAAGATACTAAGAACCGACAGAACTCTATTGATGACCTAGATCCATTTGATGTTCAGAATCTTGAACTTCAGATGCAGACTTTGTTTGATTCTTCTATGGCATTGTACGAACAGATGCTAAAGCGTGGAGTCGCAAAGGAGTGTGCCCGGTTTGTGCTTCCACTCGCCGTGCCCACAAAAATGTATATGACCGGTTCTGTAAGATCGTGGATTCATTATATCGATCTGCGTTCTGCTAATGGAACCCAAAAAGAACATATGGATATTGCAAACTCCGCCAAAGAAATCTTTTGTGAGCAGTTTCCTGCTGTTGCTACTGCTCTTGAATGGATTTCATAAATATTAACATACCACTCATTTAAACTATGCCGACTTATAGATTTGAGAATACAGAAACGGGTGAGATATTTGAGAAGTGGATGTATATGGCAGAGAAAGAGCCATATCTGAAAGAGAACCCACATCTCAAACCACTTCTTCCGACACAAATGAACGTTGGAGAGGTTGGAGATTGGGCTAACAAACTCGTCAAACAAAAACCTGGTTGGAATGAAGTTCTAACAAGAGCATCTAAAATGCCAGGAGCAAACGTTAAGCCTATTACTTGATTTTATGCCACGTAAAAGAGTAGACAGTCCAGTAGTTCCGTTCGGAATGAGTAACAAACAAATGAAAAGAAAAAAACCAATCAATCTTGATCTTGCGAAAAAGATTGAACCTCTCACTAAAAATCAAGAAGAACTTTTCCGTTGCTATAAACTGGACCAAAACTTAGTTGCCTATGGTGCAGCAGGAACAGGAAAGACGTTTATCACCCTCTACAACGCCCTCAGAGACGTTCTAAGTGATAAGTCGCCTTATGATAAGATTTACATCGTAAGGTCCCTTGTAGCGACTCGTGAGATTGGTTTTCTTCCTGGAGACCATGAAGATAAATCTTCTCTTTACCAGATTCCATATAAGAATATGGTGAAGTATATGTTCGAGATGCCTACGGATGCAGACTTTGA